TTATAAATGACGATACATTTGAGAAGACATGTCTAAAAATTGGCCTACAAGCTCGTTATGTTCTCCTATAAAATCAAAGAGCTGATCCTCACTCAGTACACCGCATTTGAGATTATTTTCTGTTTGTTCTGATAGTCTAAACCAGTCTTCGCTACCATAAAATTCTCTTAATTTCACGTAATCTTCATAGTGCTTTTGAAAATCATCTATAGCTTCTACTAATGCATTGATTCTAGGTTTGAAGCTATCATATTTCTCTTCCATTTCTTCTATTTTTAATCTATCATTTAGATCCATAATAAAATCTCCTTAGTTATATAAGATTCGACGAGATAAGTTATCATTCTCAAGTATTTGTAACATTAATTCTACTATATCCTTTTTACAAAGTAAAAAATTACTCATTACAAACTGACAGTGTTGATTTTTATTCTAGTGTTAGTTTAAAATCTTTTTGGTTCATTAAATATAATGACTCACTAAAAAGTATATAACAAAAAAGCCTATCAAATAGGCTTTTAAAGTATGTAATGTAATAATTAAAGCATTTTGTTGTATTGCATTTTTGAGACTTCCTTAAGGTTGCTTTACAAGCCTTTATAGCTTTAAATCAACATCTTAAGCTTTTTTTGTCAACATTAGTTGACATTAAAATTTCCTTCAAAGTAAGCAAAAAGTAAGCAAAAATTTAATTTACAACTCTGTCAATCAATGAGTTCAGTAGGCAAGAAAAAAGGCACCCAATTGAGTGCTATTTTTTATACATAAAAAGGTAGGAAACTTTCAGGCGACTTACATATAGCAAGCTTACATTATATATTAATCCGAGAATTAATATTTTTGCGACACTAAAAGAATTACTACCTTACCTCTATAATGATTATAAAGTATTAAACAAAAACTGTCAATTAATTTTATTTACAAATATCTAAATCATTTTTGTATTTAGGAAAGTAATCATTAGTTCTAATGTTACAAATAGACAGTAATTTTCTATTTTTTTTATCAATATTGTCTAGGGCATATCCTTTACAAATTCTAAATACAGTATTAACAAAAATATCTGAAATTTGTATTAAGTCCTTAGTTTGTGAATCTTTATATTTCACAATTACATCTTGGGTATGGTTATTCTTTATGCAAAGTTCAATTTTTAAATACTCTTCTAAACTATTAAGTGATTCAACAGATTGATTTCTTTCATCAATCAACATATATAGACTGTCGTGCTGAATTTCGGACTCATTAAAAATCTTTTTTAGTGTAAGTCCAATAAAGTAGTTAAATGATATAGAAGGTGATTTTTTTAAGCTTTGATGAAGATTATGATTATCAATTATTTTATAATGAAAAACAATATCTGTTCTATCTCTTAAACGTTCAAAGATAAGTTTTTTCATCCCATAAGGCATTTCGGAACCTTTGATTTCATCTTTTATACTGAAGCCACAGTCTGGATTCGATTTTATATAATCTTTTTTTGCTTTTCTAAATTCACGTATAGCCTTGTTATGATTGTTGCATTCAACTAAACAAATTATAAAAAATCTTAGATGAGGATGTTTACTTTCTGTTATTGTCCCCGATTCATCTACATAAAGTTTCATTAAGTTATCCTTACTATATCTCTTTCGATATTATATCAGTTTATTAAGAAGTTTTCCATATCATTATCTAGACTATTATCTAGATTTTAGGGTATTATATTAGAACGTTATTTCATTTTGCGATTTCTGAAAAAGAAACAACTTTTCGCTGAGTATGCTGTTTTTGATACAATAAATCTAAATAAGGGCTTAAATAATCAAATTTTAGTTTTCCATCAATTTGACCACTAGCGATTAATTGTTTAGCTGTTACTTCAAAATCATCCCAATTAAAACCTTCAGGACGACAATCGTCTTTTTCAAATGATAAAATCATCTTTGCAATTTCTTCGTTATACATAATATAACCTCCTTTTCTAAATACATTATTTCATATTTAGAAAGGGTATTTTTACGGTTTTGCATTTTTGGAGAAGAAAAAAGCAGATAAATGCTCTCCTATGGATCATCAGTTCTCTGCTTCATATCATATTGACCTTTATTTCGGAAATAAGTTACGCTTTTCAATCTCTTTAGATAGTTCTTTAGCGAACTTCTCAGATAGCAAAGCTTCGCTCATCGGCTGATAAAGCAACTCTTCATCACTCATTGCACTAAAGTCAGGGATTGGATAGAATTCATCCCATTCTTTTTGTATTTTGTTCAAAAATCAGAAAAATCCATCGCTTACTCTTTCCTTATATCACATATTTTGCCACTAATTATATCATAACAAACAACCATCCCTGTATTTTTTCGCAAACTCAAGCAAAGCTCTTTTCTTAGTCTCGTAGTACCAACTTTCAGAGCGATTAAGTTTCGTCATAATCTCTTGATTAGATAACTTTTCACTAATCAAGTAACACTCAATCAGTATTTGTCTGTAGTCTATCTTAGACAGTTGGTTAATGGCATACTTAATTGCACCTAGTTCCTCTAGGGCGCATTCTCGGCTTATTTCAAGGTGCGTTCTGCGCGTGGAATGGTATTCTATATCAAACTGGTAAAGCTCGTTATAGGTCAAATCAAGGCTATTGGCGATACGTTGCCACCTCTGGAACTCCTTAAGTTTACGCATGGCGTTCTTCTTGCTCATCTAACACCTCTAAAGCGTCTCTATGTAGTTTGAAAACAGTATTCCTTGAATAACCTACTTTATCTGGTATCTCGTCCCATGATAAGTCATCCACATATCTAGCCTTAATAACAGCTATCTGCTTCTCATCTTGTAGGGAGGTAATCATGGCTAGCCTCTTGTCACGTTCTTTTGCCAAACATAAGAGTTGCTGTGCAGTACCTTTTTCAATGCCATTTAGTAACTCAGGATTACGAAAGGCATTCATCAGCTTGATGTCCTTGTCTCGTTGTTCCTCAAATAAGATCATTAAAGCAAAAAGTGGCTTCAATTCTTTTAATTGTTCTTTAGCGCCCATGATTAACTCCTTTTTGGTATAATTTAGTTAAGCTTAAATTTAACCAAGGAGACGTTCTGTGTGAGCGTCTTTTTGTGTTTCTCGTTTTGTAAACTAGATATTTTTTGTAGTACTTCGCTTTTGGCTTCTAAAATCGTTTCTAAGCGCTTTTTAAAGTTGGTAATATAAAATATCAACTTGTCAGATAGAAGCTCTAAAACCATGCTTTTTTTTAGTCTGATAAAGTCATTCTTTGTGGTAGGGTACTTAGCTTAAATTAGATATAAAATCCTTTAGAATCAAGCTTTTAATTTTTATCAAAAATTTCAAAAAGGGAATTTTTTGCACGGAAAAGGGCGCGTTCTCAAAAACATGAACGACATAGCCCCGTTAAAAAAAGAGTGGGTGTGTTTCCGTATTATAACCAGTGACTGTCTCCCTTATCCATATAATAATGAAATCTCCTCCAGTGATGTAAGTATTTTGCCAATCTCATGTATTTTGGACGCTTAGGAAAGTCCTCACGACTATAATAATCATGTTTATGTCTTGCTTTTGGATCTACTTTCAAACACTCTTTAAAGGCTAATTGCCAATAGTATTGACAATCTGTCTTGCTTCGGTTGAGTGTCGCTTGATGAACTTTCTGACAAGAACCACAGGCAAAGATATTGTAAATTTTAAACAGTTTCCGACAACGTCTCTCACATTTAGGACACAAGAAGAAGTAGCGTTTACCACCATAAGTTCCTGGTATCGTTTCAAGTAATAAGTTTTGATGGTTATAATGAATAACCAGATTATCTAGGTCTATGCGAATAGGTTGGTTATCCATTGTTCCTGTAATCTTTGTCTTGTCATATTTCTTCATCGGTTTAATAATACTCTCAATGGATAATTCTTTCATACTTTCTCCTAAAGGTTCAAACAACCCAAAACTATTTAATAAATGACAAAAAGAGGGAAATCCCTCTTTGTTGCCGTGCGCTACTTAGCTAATGACATAATTATGTAACCCTTGGTACTCGCGTTCGGTATCCAGTTCTTTTACTAAATTTATTACATTATCATCCATAAGTTCAATAGTCCCTTGTGCGGTTTCACTATCCATTCGAATAGACTTATCGCTCAATAGTCTATCAGCGTAATCTAACAACTCTAATTCATAAGCAATGATATCCCTAATTAATATAGTTTTATCAATATCCTCTAGTTGTGTAGTACGCTTAGCAATGTATTCATTTGTAAATAACTGATTATCATTACACATTTTCACTTCCTTGATTAATTCGTTTTCTTGAGCCATGTCATCAAGTTCTTCATCCGTCATATCCTCAGGTTGGTTGTAATAGTCCTTAAAGCTGTCACAGATACGCTTGAAGACCTTATTTAGTTTTCTGTCTTCGGCATATTCAAGTACTAACTGGTTAGCATGACCACCTTGATCATCATTGTGATAAGTTGCGTCAATCACTGGTTGCTCATAGCTCCCAGTCATATACCCTAGAATGGCATGACAGGCAACTTGCGCAGTATCAAAGTCTTTAAAAGTATAGTGGAATGTAAATGTTTTTGGTGTGTCTGAAAATGTTCTCATGTTATTTCTCCTTTGTGATTGCTATAATGTCTGATAAATTGATGATGGCTACCCAGTTTGGTTGTTGCCCAGATAGAAGATATTTGACCAACTCATTATAAAGGGTGCAGTCTCCTTGTATAGTGACGGTGTTACCGCCTCGTGTGTGTAATTTTAGTTACCTGTACAAGACCAATAAAGAAGTTGTGGTACTCATGTCTTCATAATTGCCATAAGTTGCTTCTGAAAATTTAATGTCTATCACAGATACCGATAGGGTAAATTGATTGATTCGATATTCAAAATCATCCAGTGATTCTTTGTGTTTTTGATAAAATAGCTTGATTTTCATTGTGTTTGTTCTCCTTTCTCAACGGGTATAGCAAAGCCACAGTCAAAGACCCAGCGATAACCACGGCGTATGAGTTCTGGTCTTGTAAAATCACAATCACCAGGTTTAGACTTGGTGTTGAAATTGATTTTGCTGATGAAGTCATAACCGCATTGACCATTGGGAAGCTCCAATCGGTATAGCTGGTCGTTTGGCAGGTCATCATAATGGTAATGCATTTTCTTTATGCCATGATTTGTATAGTTAGGATTCATATGTCCCTCTTTTCTCTCTAAAATGTGTGTTATTAACATTTAAAAAATCAAATAGCACAGCAAAAAACACAGGGCTAAAGCCAGTTGTATCAAGGGTTTTTGACATTTTGTGTTTTTAGTAGCATTAATTTGACCAAAAGACTTTCTTTTTTTGCACGCGCACTATTAGTTATAAATATTATTATCTATAGTATTAAATACTACTAATACTACAATAGAGTATAAAGCTTATAATACCAATGTTTTGGCTTGTGTTATTACGTGTAGTTTTTATGTAGTATTAGTGTAGTTTTTAAACTCGTTCATAGTAAGATACGGGAGTGCCACCTTTAAATAGTCTTTTTCTTGCGGGATTCTCTCCTTTTTTCCAGCCGTCATCATTATCTAAATGGTCACGTATTTTTTGAGAAATAAGAGCTTTACCGCCTTGCGTTGGTTTTTGGTTAAACCCCAGATAAGCAATATGGTTAGGACTTGTGACCTGGAGTAAGCAATTTGTCTGTGCAGAAGGGTAGTCACTATAACTTTGAGCATTATCTAAAGGTTCTCCCAACTGTTTTAGGACGTATTGCCGTTGTTCATACTGTGATAAACTATCCCAACCTTCAACAATTTGAAACTCATTCAGTAATTGGTCAATGATTTCTTTGTCAACGTCTTCAACTTTATAATCTTCTTGAATATCAGCTAACTGATTCATCAACTCTTTAGATGGTGTTAGTGGTTCATAATTGTTAAACCATACTTTGGCTTCAGCGAGTATCTGTAAGAAATAATCTTCTTCCACCTCCATAGGATGTTTTTCCACGTCATTGATACCACATTCAATAGGGAAGAAGCGTCTTTCTGTTCCACTATCCTTAAGAAAAGATTTTTTGTTAGCTGTCCCGATAAAGACACAGTGCCTTGGATGAGGAGTGGCTTTACGTTCATAAGGTTCACGATAAGTATCACTATCTGAGGAAATGAAGCTTTTAACCGTTTCAATTTCTGCCTTTGACATACCTTTTAGCTCCCCTAGCTCGATGATGGCATTGGCTTGTATCTTCTGATAATCACTATCATTTTTACCAAACTTGATTTCTGAATCGGTGTGGTAGCTAGGAAGCAAGCGCTTAGTAACAGTGCTTTTTCCAGTTCCTTGTCTTTTATCAATGAGAATAGGAACGACTTCAAACTTTACTTTACGGAGATAAATTCTAGCTATAAGACCTGTTAGCCATACTTTGGCAATTTCTCTATTATAGGAATTATCAGCACAGCCTAATAGATCAATAAAGTAGCGTTCTCCTCTAGCTTTACCATCCCATTTTTGACTTTCAATACGCTGTTTAATGGGGTGGTAAGAGTTCTTTTTAGCTAAAGCGGTAATAGCTACCTCTATATGTTCTTTACGAGGGGTAAACCGATATTTATCATCAATGAATGCAATACAAAGGCTGGTCTGTTCATTCGTCCATAGCCCTTTTTCTTTAGACCAAGGGAGTGTTTTAGTGATTTCAATAGTTTTTTCAAATTCGTTGTATTTAATACCTGTGAAGATATTTTCGTAGAATTCAAAAACCTTACCGACATTGTAGGGGCTACTAATGACATATTCTTTGTCTCCTCTACCTTTTCGCGTCCTGAATGCAGGGGCAAAAGCAGGTTGAGTGGCTTGTGATAGTTTATTTTGATAATCTTTCAATTCTTCCTTTTCTATGGCTTGATTCCTCTCTTTCTTAGTTCTGTATCGAGTATGCTTCTAAAAGTTTTGTCTATCTCATCAATGGGTAGTGGCTTAGTTGTCACGCTGTTAGCTATTTGTACCAGCTCATAAGCCGTCTCTAAATCACAATCCACCCATTTATTAAATAGCAAACCAACAAATTTAGTTAAGGCTACATTACGTCCGCCTTCGTCTCCAAAACCATTAAACAAGGTATCTATGACCCTCATGGTAATAGAACGCTGACTTCTAGGGCGTGACGTGTAAGTAGTAGTAACCTGTCGGTTGGGTGCTTTAGGGACAGGATAATCAAGACCACGGTTCACATAGCGCTGATAGTCTTCTGGGTCGCCTGTTGTGACGGGTAAGCCTTGTAATTGCGACCAGGTAAGACTAGCTAAATCAAACGGTAGTCCAATCTTATTAGCTATCTCCTTGACCACTTGTTTATACGTCGTTTTGTCCATAGTGTCACTAGGCTTCACGACAAGGCGATAGCGTGGCTTCTCAGGGGTGTGTTTAATCGTTGGATAAATAATATAGCTGTATTCCCAAAGTGTCTTAGAAACGATTTTAGGCAGGTTTACGTCTGTTTCTATCTCGTCATAGTCAAGAAAAATCAAATCACGATAGACTAGACTAGCATTATTGCGCTTATAGCTACCGTTTTTCTCTGGGGTTACCTTGCCACTCAAACAGTACGGAGCTTGTGTTCGCTTGTATTCTTCAATATCGATAGCCTCAGGCGTTTTCATTGGTTTAAACTGTGCGATATAGTCAAACGGTTCTAATAGTCCTTTGTAGGGGTACAAATAAGAGCTAAAGCCTCTTGCTTCATAAATAGCCATCTACACATCCACCCCCAAAAAGATAAGAATATCACTGACCTTGTAATAATGTTTCCTTGTGTCTTCTAGTGGTGGTTGGTATCGTTTTAACCCAGCGTTTTCCCACCGCTTTAGGGTTTTACCTTTGATATTTAATTCCTCTTTGACCTGTTCAGCCGTGATCAACCCTAAAACTCTTGGTTTAGGTTGCTGGTATACTTCTAAGAAGCGATTAAAAGCGGTCAGATTTTGTTCTAAGAGTTTTGCTTCATAATCTTGACTAAATACGTTCATACTAACCTCCTTTGAGTAATTCCTTATAACTGGTTAAATCGGCATTCAATAAGACACTTAGGCGTTGTTGTTCCTTTTGTACTTGATTATAAAAGGCTTTAGCACCATCTAGTAATTCTTCTTTATTAGCTGGGATAAAGTAACCACGATTGAATCCGTGTCTAATGCCAATAATAGGGACGTTGTAGCGCGTGATTAAGCTACTGATGATACTTTGGACGGAGCGTTCTTCAAGTTTCAGTATTAAGCTAATCTCTGCCCCTGTGATAGGATTGTCTGCTCCAACCTTGATCAGATTAAGGACACGTCTATAATTCTCTGGTAGTGTCATTCAGTTCCTCCCTAATTGTAATAATGGTTCTGTGATTGAATATAAGCCCCATAGTTTGCGTTCTGACGTGGTTTAGGGACTTGGGTATCTTCTGGTAAATCAATCTCTATTAATGGCTTAGAAAGGCTAAGAAGAAGCCCTATGAGACCTAGAACAATGAATAAAATAAGTGTCTGTGTTGGGGTGAGATTAAGTTCTTGAATTGCCATATTTAATAATTAATCCTTTTATTTCTTCTCTTGTCATGTTGGGAAAGTTAGCTTTATCCTCGTCAGTCATACGCTCTAAAATATAGTTAGCGATTTCATTTAATTCTTTAACGCTTCTCATGCCGATACCTCACTTAAATAAGTTTCAAGTTCCCCAGTGTCTTTCTCTGAACAAGGTAAACCGTTAACGGCTCTAAAGACAATCTCTGTGGTTTGTTGATAGTCTAAAGCTTCCCATGCTTCTTCAAAGCTGGTGACACTTTTTCTGAATTTAATGACGTATTCTGTCATAACGTTAGCAATAATCACCCAAGCAACATGTTGGTTATATAGTCGAGTGAAATAGGCTTCAGCTTTATCTTTGCTGAGTTGGCGATTTTTGAACATTTCTCGTTGCTCAGGAGTGTATCTATCTTTTGAAAAAGGATTTGTTTCTACTCTATATTTCATTATGTCTTTTCTCGCTTAATTTTATTTTCTGTGTAATTGCCGGTTTCCTATACTAGATTCATGCTAGGTTTAAGGGGTAGCTCCCTGATTAGTTCATGTTAGTGTATAATTCTGCAAATAACTCGCTAGGGATACGCTCTAGCGCTTTTTGTTGTAAGTGGATGGCTTTAATTCTATCTTGTGTTTTGGTTTTAATGTCTTCTATAATTTCGGATGTCGAGACCACTTGTTCATAGTAAATGTTAGCTTTATAAATGAGTCCTTGCTCTTTTAATTCCTTATTAGCCATTTTTTCAAGCGTAACTTCATGTAATACTTCAACATTACGATAATGACCGTTTTTGAGGTCGAATTTTAGCCATTTTTTACGCTTCCATTTGTATAGAGTGCTTCTGCAAACTTCTGAATTCCCAAAACCAAGAAAAGAAGCGATTTCTGTTAATGTTTTCCCTTCAATTTCAGATAGTTTATAAGCGACGTTTCTAAATAACACTCTCGGATTTCTTTTTTTCTTAATCATATTGTCTTGATTTTTGAGCACACAAAAAGCGCACTCCCTTTCTGTTTTTTTGTGTTGACTGAAAAAGAGTACGCATGCTATTATATTTACGTACCTGTTTTCAGGTCGGGGCTCTGTGAGGTGTCGATTGTTTGGCGACGTTAACACCTCATAGAGTTTTTTATTTCAGCAAGTCGATCGCTCGGCGAATCCCTTCGGATTTTGTCACTTCCTCACGTTTGCAATAATCTTCAAACTTTTGGAAAGTTTCAGCGGTCATTCTAAAAGTGACCCGTTTGTCTTGTGGATTGTCCAACTTAGGACGACCTGCTTTTTTTAATTTGTCAGTCATGGAGTTCCTCCTTTCTTGTCTGACATTTTATATAATAAACTTGTCAGACATAATTGTCAACCCCTAAACCAAACTTTAAAAAAACATGCGTATTCTATTTTCAATGTGCAAATGGTTCACAAAATAGAGTACGCATGATATACTATTTACGTACTCACTTTGTGGGTCGAGCGATAGCATAGTAACCAAAAATTGGCGTTGGCGGTTACTGTGCTATTTTTTTGTTTAGTCTGACAAATCTTCAAGGGCTTTTCTGATTGCTTCTGGCTTTGTTAAGCCATGATTATCAGCATATGCTTGTACCTTTTCATCAAGTCCTTGGCTAATTCTAACCGTTATCTTGATATTGTTCGGTTGCTCGCCCTTTGGTGGTCTGCCGACTGCTCTTTTGTCAGTCATTGTATACCTCCTTAGTTTTGACGACATAATTATTATAATTAAGTCGTCTTAATAAGTCAACCCCTAAATCAAACTTTTTTGCGTACTCTATTCAGTTGTTAAAGGACTAATTTTTTAATATCGTTATATTCTGCATTGAGCTCCAATAGGACAATTACTTTTTGTTCAAGTTTTCTATATCGCGTCAACTCATCAGCACTTAGGCAATCTAATGCAATTTCATAACCTACCCGTGACTATTTCAGTTGTTTAGCAGTCTGTCCTGTGACAGATTTTAGCAAAAGGTCGCTAATAGCCTTGTAGCTCCATTGATTAAAGTGTTCCCAATCCTTGATAGCTTGTGTTAATTCTTTATGATTAGACTTTTCAAGCTCTCGTATCAGTTTAAAGTTAGCGTTTTCTCTTTCTAGTTCTTCGATATGGTCATAAATCCATTGACGAAAGATTTTACCTTTCTCCGTTTTGGACAGCATACCGATCTCAAAAATTCCTCGCTTATTGAATAGTCGGGTCTCGTATTGTTTGCCATCAGTAGCTGACAATTTGTCAGTAACTGAAAATCGCTTTTCTTTGAGGTAGGGTTGGCGCTCTATCATCTTTTCAATAGCATTTCGGCTCTTATATCCAAATCCCTGCGCTAATTGTTCAATCGTCACAAAAATATTTCTATTCCTGTCCAGATAAAAATCAATTTCAAGTTCTCCAAAAGAACTTTTTACTTGTTTTATGATATTCACTGTTTTACCTCGTTATTTGATTATTGTTGTTTTGTCGGGGAGAACTGCAACTGTTAAGTCGTTGCCTGCTCTGCGGTAGTATGATACAATGGAAGTATCAAATCTTTTACTAAAACCCCTTTAATAATAGCTTGCCTGCTTTATTATTTGAGTTTAGTTATACTAGTTAAAGGCTGTGCTGATTGGTCTCGGTAAGCCTTTTTTGTTGCTCTTGATTATTGATTAATAATTGCCTTGTTCAATGTCATTCAAACGCTTTTGCTCTGCTTTGCGATTATATATTAGCACTTTGTCATCAAGCATGAGCGATACGCCTTCCAATACGTTGAAAATTTCCTGTGTGATTGCTTCAAACTGTTCGCGATCTGCATTTGGTACTTTGTCAGCGTAACCCTGTGCTAGCTCAGCTAAATCAACACCTTCATCAATCCATTTCTTCAACTCTTTGTAAGTTGTTGCTTTCATAATCATTTCTCCTTTATCCACGCGCATCACTGCGCTTTTTTTATTGTGTTTTGGTTATAGATAGCTTCAGATACACTAAAATTTAAGCCGTATTTTTCTTTAACCTTGATTAGTTCAACCGTTTCATCAAGGATAGGCTTACGGTCTCGCAACATGTTTTCTGTCATCTCGTTTTTACTAATCATCTTAGGATAACCATATAGGTCCGAAACGGCTTTGTTTGCGATAGTGTTTGCTTTGATAAGGTCTTTCTTAGTTGCATTTTGTAAGCCATCGACAAGCCTATTCATTGCCTGCTTCTGATGTTCTTTATCAAACATTCTAAATACTTGGAAGCCCTCTAGGCCTGTGCTTTGTCTTAACTGTTTAATGGTTTCAAATACCCATAATTTAAAGGTTTTGGCTTCCTTCTTACGGCTTGAGAAGATAGTTTCATAAATGCCAAACTCACTAACGATTAACATTTCTTGTTGACGCCCTAAACTGTCTGCGACGTGGTTGTTTGAAACAACCTCATCTCCCAAACGTTGTTTAATAAATTTTGGATTCAGATCTAGTGCTTTAGCAATATCAGCTAGCACCGCCCACCATTCACCTTGGTGCTCTACAAATCGGATAGTATATCCGTTCCATGTTTCTGTTCTCAATAAGTTGTCCTTTCTTTAATCTTCTAGCTATAAAATAATTCATCAATGGTTATATCTGGTTTGATTTCTGAAACCATTGACTTAATTGCTAGTCGTTCTTTGTCATTAAAAGCGCTCTTACCCGTCTCTTTATTGTTGTAAGACTGTAAAGAAATATTCAGCTTGTCCGACATGTCTTTCTGGGTTAACCCTAGCATGACACGATAGCCTCGTAGTTTGTCCATGATGTATCCTCCTTTTGAAAAAATTCCTCCCGTAGGTTGAAAGTGAGAAAGGTTGCGGGAGATAAAAGTATCCTTTTCGGATAACTTCAAAACGATTATATATCTGTTTCGGTTACTTGTCAAGAATTATTTTGAAATTTTTATATCATTTCTTGATACTTTTTATAAGTTCGGTTATAATCAACTTTGAAAGGTAGTGAAATAAATGAATAGGTTGAAAGAATTACGCAAAGAAAAAAAGCTAACCCAAGAAGAATTAGCTGGGGAGATTGGTGTATCAAAAATCACTATTCTCCGTTGGGAAAACGGCGAAAGACAAATAAAGCCTGACAAAGCAAAAGAATTAGCAAAATATTTTAATGTATCAGTTGGATATTTACTAGGTTATGCTCCTAATAAAAAGATTGATTTTCAGCTAAATTTAGATGGTACAACCCTCCATCTAACCAAAGAACAGTTTTTGGCTTTAGAAAACACCTCGAAAAGCATAAAAAAAATAAAAAATACCATCAATGAATCTGTTAAACAAGAAGAATATATAAAAAATGCTTCAAAATATTATGATTTTGAAAAAGTCAGCAGAAGACTTACGGACAGACTTTTTGAAATACATACTGACCTTATTGAGCTATTGATGATGTTAGACCACTTCCCAAGTGGTGAACTTTCCAAAAGTCAACAAGAAGCTATTTTCAAATTTTATAAACAATTAGATTATTTTGTGACTGATACCCCCGCTAGTTTTGATTATTTTAAAAAAAATTTGGAGTCCTACGGATATAAAATCTATACTGAGGGAGATAAGATAGATTTTGATTAAATAAATAATAAATGCTCAGACGAGTAAATCATGTAAAAAATGTTTTAGCACATGGAGAGTTTGCTGAATGGATAGAAAATAAAATTGGTATCCATTACAGGGAGGCTAACAGGATGATGACGGTAGCTAAACAAATTCCAAATGTTTCAACGTTGAAATATTTAGGGGCTACAGCAAAACATGTCAACGGAGTTGCAAAAAGAAAGCAAAATTTTCTCTCCCAAATCTCCCTGATACCGACCAACCCTCAACTACCCCACCAAACAATAATTAACACTTATTTATATTGGCAACCATAGCATTCCTTAGCATTAACATGTCAAATACGACCACATGGTCGCATTTAGGTTCAAGAGCCTTCCGCCATAGGAAGCAATAGGTTATTCAAGCTGTTACTGCTTTTGGTTATCTGGTAGGGTGGCAATAAGGTAGAGAGCTTCTGTTCCGATATTTCCTAACGTCGGGAAATTTGGTAATTCATGAGCTATTTTCATCATTCACTTTGCAAAAGTATAATCGATTTCCAACTTATGCAACTACTCCTCCAATAAAAGCAATGGCAGTTAGAAACGTTTGTCTCTTTAATGATGTGATAATTTAGTATTCTTATCTTCAGGGTGGGGGGTCGTGCGATAAAAAAAGCAAATATTTGGATAGTCGACCCTTCCCACCGGTTTCAAAACTTGGATTGAACAACATTTTTTAATGACGGGGGGTAACCTTAAAGATACTAAATTAGAAAAAATTCTGAAAACTTGTGGTTAAGTATTTTGTTGATGTTAATAAAATTGTACGGTTTGATTTTGGAGTGCGTGAAATATCTTGAGATTACCTTAGCTTATGTAACACGAAAGGCTTATAATATAGGCTTTTCGATAGAAAAATATCTTGAGATTATCTTTTTGAAAGGAACAATAAATATGAATATTAACCTTCTTGAAGGAATTGAAATTGAATATAAGTCCGCTGACCTTGCTAAAACCTTATCGCTTTTATAGGAGTAATACTCATGGATATTTTTAGTGAAGAATTTAAAAATGAACTTCGATTCATTGTGAAAGATACCGTTTCTGATATAGTCACAAAAGCCATAAAAAATGGATCTTTTAATTCTACCTTTACGATTGACGTTGCTAATGACGCTTTTTTATCTCAAAAGTTTTGCATGTCAAAAAGTTCTGTTGGAACTATTAGAAGAGAGATGAGAGATTTCCCTAGTTACACGAAGTTTCTTAGAAATGGCGGATCTCTTGTAACTGTCAAAGGTTTTGATGAATACCTGCAATATCGCGGTAGCTGGGAATGGAAGAAAGAAAAAGCTAAATTAAGAACGAAAAAAAGGACTCGTTAAGGTCCTAAAAATTAGAAAGGAAATATATGGAGAATTTAAGTACGAGGTTAGTTGATAAAAGTATTGAAGCTTTTATTATGGGACTTGAAATATACAATAAACCAACGATAAAGTACCGAATTGAGGGCTTTAGTTTCTTTATTTGTAATGCTTGGGAATTGATGCTTAAAGCTGAAATGTTAAATCGTAATCAATCTATCTATTTTAAGGATAATCCTGATAGAACACTAAGCTTAGAAGGTGTTATAAAAAAAATATACTCGGACAACAGCACTAGAATTCGACTTAATCTTGAGCGCATTATTGAACTAAGGAATATTAGTACTCACTACATAACAGAAGATTATGAATTAAAGTATGCTCCACTTTTCCAAGCTTGTGTACTTAACTATGTCAATGAACTTCAACGATTTCATTCAAGAGACGTTACAAAGGCCATTTCCCAAAATTTTTTAACTATCACTGCAACTTACGAACCATTATTTAACGAACAAATTAGATTAAAATATCCTGCGGAAATTGCTGAAAAATTCATCCAACAGGCAAATGCCATAGATGTCTTAGTGACAGAGTATAATTCTGATAAATTCGCTATTGGTATTAAACAAAATCTTTATATTACTAAGAAAAAATCTGAAGCCGATTTTATAGTATCAATTGCAAATCAATCACCTTCTCAAGTTGCTATTTTAAAAGATTTAAAAGATCCATCAGAAACGCACAAGTATTCATATGCAAATATTATATCTGTTGTAAATGATAGACTAAATAAAAAGAATATTAAACTTAATTATAAATCTGGTTTTAATCAATATGTCCTAACATTAGTGATTGATTTCTATTCAATAAAGTCTGATGAAAAATATTCTTATTGCCATAAAATAGGTAAATCTGAACACTACACTTATTCTCAAAAATTCGTTGATTTTATTATCTCTGAAATAGAAAAAGACCCTCAACATTTTGTTGAAAGTCTGAAAAAATCTAAATAAAAAAGATAACCCCTGGCACATAGGAATGCTCAGCCCGAAGGCTTACCCCATTCTGGGACCCAGCGTTAATCCTTCACAAGTTATCTTTGTTAACTATATTATATCACGCACGTTCTAAATGTAAAGGATTTTGTTAGCTATCCAGTAAGCTAACTTTGTCAAAAACCCCTGAAAAACAGCTTTAAATCATCCATAATCGCATTTTAACCTTTAACCAGGTAATTTTACCGACTTCTCCAAAACAAACGAAATAAGAATCTTCTCGTAAGCTCTGGCATGATATAAACCTAAAATCCCTTTAATAATAGCTTGCCTGCTGATGGAAAGGTTTATGATCATGAAAATAACTGAAGTAAAAAAGAAAGATGGTACGGTAATTTATCGTGCCAGTATTTATCTTGGTACTGATAAAGTAACAGGTAAAAAAGTAACTACTAAAATAACAGGACGAACTAAGAAAGAAGTTAGAGAAAAAGCTAAGCAAGAAGCTGTCGAGTTTATAAAAAATGGTTCTACTCGCTTCAAAGCTACTTCCGTAACAAGTTATCAGGAACTTGCAACCTTATGGTGGGATAGTTACAAACATACCGTAAAATACAATACTCAGCTAGCTACTGAAAAGCTGTTAACCGTTCATGTCATACCAATTTTTGGAGCATATAAGCTTGATAAGTTAACGACACCACTTATACAGTCTATCATCAATAAACTAGCTGATAAAACTAATAAAGGAGAAAGAAAAGCTTACCTCCATTATGACAGAATACACGCGCTGAATAAACGTATACTACAGTATGGCGTTATCATGCAAGCTATACCATTCAACCCTGCGCGTGAGGTCATTCTCCCTCGCAACACTAAGAAAGCTAACACTAAAAGAGTAAAGCATTTCGAAAATGATGAACTAAGAACATTTTTCAACTACTTAAACAATCTAGATAAAAGTAAATACAGATACTTCTATGAAGTCACACTTTATAAGTTTTTATTAGCTACAGGTTGTCGCATTAATGAAGCGTTAGCTCTAAACTGGTCAGATATCGACTTGGATAATGCCGTTGTTCATGTCACAAAAACGCTAAATTACAAGCAAGAAATTAATAGTCCAAAGTCAAAGTCAAGCTATCATGAAATTGACATAGATAATCAAACAGTTACAATGCTTAAGCAGTATAGACGACGACAGATTCAAGAAGCATGGAAGTTAGGGCGTTCAGAAACAGTGGTATTTTCTGATTTTATCCATAAGTACCCAAACAATAGAACCTTACAAACTCGATTAAGAACACATTTTAAAAGAGCAAATGTATCGAATATAGGCTTCCATGGTTTTCGTCACACTCACGCTAGTTTATTGCTGAACACAGGTATCCCCTACAAAGAACTCCAATATAGATTAGGGCACTCTACTCTATCTATGACTATGGATATTTATAGCCATTTATCAAAAGAGAATGCAAAAAAAGCTGTCTCATTCTTTGAAACAGCAATTAACTCAATATAG